TCAAAGAACGTGCTGCCGAAATTCTGGATCGACTTGGCGGTGTTGAGGTTTTGGATCTGTATATTAGTTGGGTTCTTGCCCCTAAAAGCCTTGACCTCCAGGATTTGTTCCTGTGGGATTGGGCTAGGCGAACCTGTGTATGTGTACCAGCGGCTGCCGTCAGGCTCTACCTTAGACTGAACCTCCGTAGCAGGAAGCCAGTAGATCTCATCGTCGAGAAGCAAGGCTGTACCAATGCCGTAGAGCAGCGCGTCGCTGACAATCATCTGCCAGAACTCATACGCACCCATCATAGGGTTTGGTTCGACGGCCATCATGCGGCTTACCGGGTGAGACGGCATCGGACGGCGAATACCGTCTTTGTCTACCTTCTCTACCGTAACGGCCATAGACGCAATCGTGTCTGAGATTTTGCTTACGCAAGCGTAGACAGCAGAGAGGGTTAGTGTGTCAGCTCCAGAGTTTAGCGTGGTGTCACTAACAATAGTGCTCAACCACCCCGTGTGGGCCTGAGTAGGAAAGACAGGAGCGGCAGCTCGCTCTTCCTTGTTCAGTCCTAAAATACGTTGAAAGAGGTTGCGTTCCCTGGCCATTGGCGCGAATATACTACAGAGGTAGTGGTACTAGAAGAATTTTTAGACTACATTCCTACAACCGACATAAAGAACTCGAAGTCTGGCGCGACTTCCTCCTCCTCAAAGGTGAGCATTTCGCCAATAGCCATGATCGCTGATACAACTCCGTCGATCTTGTCTCCTGACTTTGACTTGTCTACTTTTATGTTTCCGCTAGGATCTAGCTTTAGAAATACGTTACCCATCATCCAACGTAAAACCTCATCGCCACCGTGATGAAGCTTGCCTTCCAGTGCTAGTTTCTCGTAAAACTTTGAAGGAAATGACATAGAAGCATATCCCTGACCAAAAGGGTCGCAAGGGACACCGTCACCATCTAAGTCTCTAATCAAACTCAGGGAGTTCCATCGGTCATAAGCCACGCCTTTTATGTTATACTTTTCTGAAAGGTTGTCTGGATCATACTGAACCTTCCCGTCCATTACATAGTGACCACTCAACATGCGTCTTATGACATTATAGTCAGTGACATTGCCTTTTGTTACAAAAACATTATCGTAAGTCTCTATGTTGGCATATATATGAGCCTCGTCCTTCTCTAGCCTGCGTTGCACGGCTCTTTCTGGTAAGAAGTAGTAGTTGTGGATTTGTATTCCTTTATCGACGTCCCCAACCGCGACGGTGAAGGATGTGATGTCATCCGTGGCTGCCAAGTCAAGCCCCAGGTATGCGTCTACTTTTTCCGAAGACGTGTCTATAGGCATGAGTAAGTTGGACTCACACATCCACAAGTCGTCCTCAATCCATATATCCTGAGCTCCTACGAACAAATTGCAGTGTTTGACCATGAACTCCGTGATGGTCCTGCCGCCATACAGCTTGGCGTTGTTGCACTGTTTCTGTAGGTAGTCCATACTGATAGAAGCTCCTAGTCCTGGGTTTGCTTTCTTCCAGGCTTCGGGATCGTCCCACTCGTCTCCGTCGTCTTTGTCTATCTCATAGCATAGAAAAAGCAGGTTGTCGTTTATTACGGAGCCGTCAAGTACCTTTTTACCACCTTTCACGAACTCGGTTGCCACTCCGTCCAGCACAAACCCGGCAGTCGAGATGGCCAGCATAAGGGGAGACTTACGAGATCCCATAGACGAAGCGAGTACCCGGTACAACTCTCCGTCCTTCATTGCGTGCATCTCGTCAACACACCCTATGTTTAAGCTTAAACCGTCCAATGTGTTTGCGTCAGACGATAATGGCTTTATTATGCAGTCTTTTGGGCCATGGATCTCTTGCCTATTGGCCGTAAACCTCTTAGCAAGTGCGGGTGACTTTTTTACGCACCTCCTAATCTCATCGAACACCTCCTTGGCCTGATCTCTCTTTGTGGCCGCTGTAACAAACTGACCCGCTCCGTCGTCATCGAGAACGGACATAGCAAGTATTATAGCTGCGGCGAGCTGAGACTTGCCAGATTTACGAGCAACAAAGAAGTGTGCGGTAGTAAACCTACGTTTTCTATCGTCATCCTTGTGAACCCAACCAAATAACTGGCCTATAAAGGCTACTTGCCAATCGGACAGTATGAAAGGTCTTCCAGACCATTCGCCGCGAGTGTGCAGACAAACCGTCTCTATAAACGCAATATACCTAGAAGCAGTCTCCACGTCAAATACCCAGGGAAAATCATCGTCTCCAACTCTTTCTAGGTCATTTGTAAACCTTTCGTAAGCTTTTACCACGTATTTTCCCGCAACAACAGACCCGTCGAGTATTCCCTCGACGTAATCCCACATTCTATTAAGTCTTTGTGTGTTAGACAAGGTTATCTATTTCGTCACCTTCAGCACGCTTACTATTAGCCGAGGCTGCGTTTACAGCAGCGCCCATCATGCGAGCACGATCCATTGGCGACAACCCTAACTTTGCAGAAAGCTTTCCAACCTCTCCCTGAACTTTAGACAAGGCGGTCATTTTTCCGCTAACATTCGACGATCCGTTGTCATAAACCTGCACTATATCGTCTATGGTCTGTATTTCTCTAGAAATCATCACGAACATAGACAGGTTCTTTGCAAGCATTGTTATTGTAACAACATCAACACTCTCTAGCAATCCAGTCTCGTCAAGGTAGTCCAACACCATGGTGAACATACGCTCTCCCTCATGGTCTAGATTCACGATCGGCTTCAGGTCCTGGTGCTTCTTGGCGTCAGACTTTAAGATTTTCTTTACCTCATCCTTTGCGGGCGTCGTGGACTCCCTCATTTTCTGCAAAAGAGTGCTCTTGTTAGCCATTACGCTTCAATCGCTCTGATCAGAACGTTGCTTTCATAACCATCCTCGTCGTAATACTCTAGAAACAAATCCAGGTTCTTCAAATGGTAGGTGGTTGTAACACCATCCTCTACAAGGTCGTAAAGAGGGCTATTTTGTACCGCTAAAAAAATAGTGTCTGCCACATTAGCTGCTTCTGTGTAGCTGTTAGAGTAGCAGTAAACAGATATCTCAAACGTTCCGAAGTCCCTACTGTTCAGTTCGTTTGTGTCAAAGCTGTTTTGCTGAATGATAACTTCAGGATTTTGCTCTGCCTGGAACCTGGTGCCGATTGATGCCTTGATGTGCGAGGTCGCTGAACTTGCATCCAACGTGCTCCTTACCACTTCATACACCGATTTGTGAGCCTTTCTTAAACTCATGCTTTAAAATTTTTTTATTCTAACCCGCTTCTTTTTGGCCATCTCCTCACATTGTTCTTTATACCATTCGTACATCTTCCTGAGTTCAGGCATGCCAAATTTCTTTAGTTGTTTGGCGCGGAGCATTACTTCCGAAGATACGCCTGGCTGCTCCTTGTCCAGGGCCTGGCCAAATATCCATTGTTCGCCCTGGGAGTAGAGGTTGCAAGATATGCACTGGGTTCTAATATTCCACTCATGATCCCATCTCGTATTCATGTACCTTCGACTAGCGAAGTGCCCTGCCTGTAGTTTAGACACGTGATCCTCCTTGCCACATGTGTAGCAACGTGCGATACCGTCCTCGTCAGCCGAGCTCCAACGAACATACTTACTGCACCACTCGTCCACCTTCTTCTTCATCTGAGCGTGCGTGTACTTCTTCTCGGCTCTCGGCTTTCCTTTTGCTTTCTTCTTCAATAGTTTGCTGGATTTGGAGTCTGCGTGATTACTCTGCTTTCTCTTCATTAAACAAGACCTTCCTGTATGATCATGTACACCACTCTCTCATCATCGGTCTCGACTGAGATGTCCATCTTTGAGTCGACACCTTCGATCACCTCGATGTGACACTCATACTCTTCAGCCATGTCACAAAGGTAGCTCTTAAAACTATCCTTCTCAACCTCAGTCCAACCCATACTGTTTATCAGAACCTTCTTCATTTCCATAAAGTTTCTTTCTCATGTATTTAACGCAACTGTCAAAGTCATCGAACCTAACACCGTTGGCTTCATAGGATGCTCTCCTGGCATTGCAACTCCTACAACTGCCCACAATGTTACTTTGGTCGTAGCCAGAAATGCCCTCTCCATCACATCTGTTCAGCGGAACAACATGATCAGCTTCGTTCGCTTCCGTCACCTTACCCAGATGTAGACACCATTGGCATATAGCGTCCCTATTGAGCACCGCTTCTCGCGTAGACCTCCATTGAGATGTCTTGTAAAACCCGTTGCTGGCCACACCCTCAAACGGACGCACAAGGTTTCCACCCTCAAGTTTCCTTCGATTCCTACCCTGCTTTTTCGCAAGCCATGGTTTGGGACGTGCCTTTCGTTTTAAGTCCATGAATCAAAGGTAGGGTGACGAGGGTGACTTTATTTTCAAAACTTTTTCCTATTGCTAAAATCGGCTTAGATATACTTTTAATTATTTTATGTCACCTTCTCACCCTAAAGGGTTGTAACCCCTGAGTTCATTGGCGCTACCCTGGGTGAGTTTTTGGGTGAGTTGTGTCTTTTTTGATCACCCTGAAGCCTCTATGTCACCCCCCCCGTACCTCTAAATGGGTGACGAAATCCTGACGAAAGTGAGATTAGGGTGACTTTAACTCCCCCCTCCTCGTATTGAAACGCGTTTAAAGAAAGCCCGCCCGCCGACGGTCCCCGTTCACTGCCATATCGTGTCCAAAGTACACCTACCCTTCGTCGACAATTATAGCGTGTTCGTCGATGATAATGTGTTGTTCGTCGATTCGTCGATGATTATATGTCTTTCGTCGACGATTATAGGCTATTCATCGAAATTCCAACATCGTGTCCATTGTACACGTTTCAATTTAGTGAATGCTGAAATGTTAAAATATGTTAACGCCGTCGAACGTGTTGCTTTTTTACGTATACGCGAGCACTGGTTTATATGTTGATAACTTTGTTAATAACTCTCGCAAAATAGGCTGGTTTTCGCTTGGAATTGTAAGGAATCCGACAGAGCCGTTTTTTAGCCGTTTTAAGCGACTTTGGGTGCATTGTGGGGGTGCACTACCTGTTTTGATTTTTTCGACGTTTTCGGTCTGAGCGTCGATGAACGTACAATTTTCTTCGATTAACGGATTTTTGGTGTTATAATGTTAAAATATGTTAAAACGTACATATCATACGAAAAATAGTTGCCTTTTTGTTTGGATTTGTCAACTTATTGTTTTATACGCGTGCGGGCGGGCGTCGCGCGTTCCTAGTATATATATATAGCTAATCCATTGATTATCAGTGAGTTAGGCGGATATATTATATATCGCCCTCGTAACTTGCTGGTTATCAGTGCTTTAAAAAAAAGTTGAAATTTAGATTGATTCTAAATAAGGGCTAACTGCCTGTGAATCAGTGAGTTATCGACGAATCGCCTGATAATGTCGATGAACCATAACTGCCTGTGAATCAGTGAGTTACGTGATTTGTCTAAAATTTTCGTCGAAGATTATACTACATTCGTCGAGGTTTTTATGCTATTCGTCTAATAGTTTGCATCAAATTTGGAAAGAAAAGGCATTCGGTCGCATCTTTGGGGTATCAATAACGACAGCGCCACCAGCCATGGTGGGACACCCCCTAACGAGGGGGGGAAGGCGAATTATATACTGACGACATCTCAATAGCCGATTGGCTCAATGGGAAAGGTATGCACTAGCGCGTACGGGACAGAAAAGTCTATGATGGGAATTCCGTGGAATTTCACTACTGGGCGAACTATGTCGTGTATAGGGTAATTACTGGAACCGGAGAGACGACCACGGCGACTTTCGAACTATTGGGTGAGTTATGTCCGGTCGAGTCTCAGGAGACCACCGGATTCCTCCACAAATTTGTGAATGGCTTCCCTACAAGAGTTAGGTAGGGGATCGTGCGCCATGACATCGAGCGACAACACAACATTCACACTTAAGGTGGGCAGGGGATAAAATTAATGCATCGATGAGATGCCCTTACTATGACGGGAAACGTGAGCCATACGATGGCGCAGATACGAGCGAGACGTATCGTTTCCGCTAAAATCAACAAGGGTGAATTACGCCCAAGAACCAAGAACCAAGAAGCAAAATCAAGAATCATGCAAGACGTTTTAACATCCTTAATCCTGTTCTCAACCTTCGGAATCGTTGTAGCAGTGTGGGAATTAGTAGAATACGCAATCAAATCAATCTTCAAATCCAAGAAATAATGAAGTACAATTACAAGCCGGACGCTCAAATGCAAGAACTCAACAAGCGGCTCGCCACCTGTGGTGGATTCGAGCGAAGACTCATCGAAGCATTCTTCGAGGCAGACGGAAGCAACGCCGAACGACTCGAAAAAGCCTTCAAAGGTACATGGTACGACCTAACCAAAGATGACAACGGACAAGACCTCAAAGCATAACACCCAAGAACTCATGAACAAATACCCAAACGGATACCTACCAAAGGTTGTATATCATTGGAAGAAAGGAAACAACGAACGTGCAAAATCGTTCCTAGACTCTCACGTAGAAAGGTACGGACTATTGACAAAGGAAGACCTTGACTATATAAACCAAGAACTCAAAAAATAGAACTCATGG